AACAACTGGCAACTAAGGTAGATGAGTTCTACAAAAACAAACTAGAACAAGCCAAGATGTTATCCGATGATGTGGGCGAAGCTATATGCAATGACTTCAAGTCTGCGTGTTGGATGTCATCGTGGACTTTATCTAGCAAGATGATGAAGGAAGCACCTGCATACTTTCAAGGTTTGAAGTTTGTCATTGATACTGGTGAGTGTCTCAATCGTAGACCCGATGATAAGTTCGTTGAGAAAGCTGACGAGCGTAAGGTATGGCGACAAGCACTATCCAAGTTCAAGCGTGGTATCAGAGCAAGGGCAAAGGTTCGTGCCTTTGATCCACTGATTGAGAAAGTGTGGGCAGAAAGACAAGGGCAGAACAGATACCATTGGAAACAACCCGATTGGTCTAGTCAACCTTGGCTTGATCTGCTTGAGAAATCAATACGCAACAACGAGTTCTCACACGAACTGCTGATAGGTTTCTGTTCTACACCACCGAGTGGGTACTACCAACAGTCCAAACCTACAAGCAAGGAAGTGTATGATGGTGTCCACAAGATACTAACAGACATGTCGGTCGAGTTGCGTAGACGATTCGATGTCTTTGAGAAAGAAGGACACGATGAGAAACGTGAGGAGAAATATAAATACAACTACTACGGACGAGAAAGCTTAACAATAGAGGAGGCAAGAAACATATGACAGTAATTGCATGGGATGGAAAGACCCTTGCTACTGACAGAATGGCTAATGATGGCTCTCAGAAATGGGAGTCATCAAAGGCTTGGTATGGAGTGAGTAAGGATAAAGAGGTTGTTATTATAACAGGTGTAGGTTTGCTACATGGTATAAGGCAACTAGCAGAATGGTGGCAGAAAGGTATGGAAGATGAGATGCCCGATGTACCACCTAGTCAAGCGAAGTTAATCGTGGTGAAGCAAGACGGACTGTATGAGTTATCGTACAAGATGTTGTTACGCCGTGAAGGTTACTGTGCGTTTGGCGATGGCAAGGAGATAGCTATAGGTGCGTTAGCAATGGGTGCTAGTGCAGGTCAAGCTGTCAACATTTGTAACGAACACTCTTTACAATGTGGTAAAGGTGTGGAATTATATACTTTACACGGAGGTAATGATGAAGTCCAAGAAGTATGAAAAGGTAATGAAGTATCTTGTAGACAATCCCACTGCTAAGCCTAGTGATATTGCTAAGGCTTGTAAGTGTAGTGTTAAGTATGTCTACAACATTAGGTCAAAGGTTGGAACACCGAAGGAAGTCTTTGAGAAAGAAGAAAGGCAGAAGCAACGGAAGGCATTGGTCAATAGAACCAGTGTCCTTATGACAGCCAACGATATGGTTAGCAAGGTTAGACAACATGACCACGGAGACTTTGCAAACAATGCAACAATGATTGCTCAGTATTGGAATACTCATTTGGGTTTGAATGATTTCATCAAGCCTAGTGATGTTCCGATAATGCTAGTGTTGTTGAAGATTGCACGAATCAGTGAGAACCCATCACACATAGACAACTATGTTGACACATGTGGGTACTCTGCACTTGCGGCTGAGATGTCGGAGGACAGGAGTGACACATGAAGGTAATCACTATTGACTTTGAGACTTACTATTCTCGTGAGTACTCGTTGTCAAAGATGACTACCGAAGCCTACGTCCGTGATCCTCGGTTTGAGGTGATCGGCGTAGGCATCAAGGTAGATGACAACGAACCCGATTGGTACAGTGGAGATGATGTCGGCAGGTTTCTGAACTCGTTAGACTACTCGGAAGATGCAATCCTTGCACACAATACAGCATTCGATGGTGCTATCTTATCGTGGATATATGGTATCAAGCCTAAGTTTTGGTTTGATACTTTGTCTATGGCTAGACCATTCCATCATGCAAATGTGGGAGGTTCTCTCAAGGCACTAGCAAATCACTATAAGCTAGGTCAAAAAGGAGACGAGATTATACAAGGTCTTGGTAAGAGACGCAAGGACTTCTCACCACAAGAACTTGACAGGTATGCTGACTACTGTTTGCAGGACATAAACTTGACATACAAACTGTATGAAAAGCTGAAGTATAAAGTACCTGTGTCTGAGCTTATGATTATAGACCAAACAATCCGTATGTATACTGAGCCTACTATTCAGCTAGACAAGCAAGTTTTATCTGACCATCTACAAAAGGTTAAGGATGACAAGAAGCAACTGATTGAATCTCTTGCACTCAAAGGTTTGAGTGAGGAGAAAGTCAAGAAAGCTCTTATGTCTAACCAAATCTTTGCAAAGATACTAGAAACTGTTGGTGTAGAACCACCGATGAAGACTAGCCTACGCACTGGTAAAGAAACCTATGCGTTTGCAAAGACAGATAAAGAGTTTACTGCTCTGCTCGACCACCCTAATCCAAAGGTACAAACTCTAGTGGCGGCAAGACTTGGTACAAAGTCTACCATCGAAGAGACTAGAACTGAGAACCTTATGAAGGTGGCAGACAGGGGGGCATTACCTATTATGCTCAACTACTATGGCGCACATACAGGTAGATTTAGTGGTGGTGATAAGCTGAACCTACAGAACCTACCTAGAAATGGCGCAATCCGTAAGGCTATTACTGCACCCGATGGTCATGTATTGGTTGCTTGTGATTCGTCACAGATAGAAGCCCGTATGGTTGCGTATATCGCAGGACAAGATGATCTCGTGCAAGCATTCCGTGAGGGTAGAGATGTGTATAGTGAGTTTGCATCTGAGGTCTATGGTAAACGTGTAACTAAGTCTGACAAGATTGAGAGGTTTGTAGGTAAGACCTGCATACTTGGTCTAGGTTATGGCATGGGGCATGTAAAGTTTAGAGCCACGCTTGCTCTCGGGCAAGGTGGTATTGCTGTAGATATAGATGAGAACGAAGCCAAACGTATTGTAAACTTATACCGACAGAAGAACCACAAGATTGTATCTTTGTGGAACAGATGTGGCCATGCTCTTACAGGTATGGTCTCGGGTGCATCGGGTAACATATGTGAACTACTGCCTTATGATGCAGATGGGATTACATTACCCAACGGACTCAAGATAAAATACAATGCGTTGCGTAACACGGCTGATGGTTTTGAATATATATCTGACGCTAGGACTTTCCGTAAACTTGCACAGAAAAGACTGATGACTGGTGAACAGCAGAAGATTGACTGGACTAGAATTTACGGTGGTAAAGTTACAGAGAACGTAGTTCAAGCCTTGGCTAGGATTGTAGTCGCAGAACAGATGGCTTCAATCGGTCAATCATATCACGTTGCTTTTCAAGTGCATGATGAAGTTATTATCACGGCCCGGGAAAGTGACACAACACACGCACGACAACTTGTTGAGAGGAAGATGTCCTCTCCCCCGCGCTGGGCAAAGGACTTGCCTGTTGCATGTGAGTCGGGTGTCGGCTATAATTATGGAGAAGCAAAATGAATGTAGAAGACGAACTGCCTAAAGACTTTAAGGCACATAATAATAAGAAACAAAGGATACTTGAGATACTCAGCAAGGTATCCAATGCCGTAAAGGAAAACCCTACGGCAGAGGAACTACTTGTCATGGTAAAGTTAGATGGGGAGTATGTAAGGTTCTCTAGTTTGCTAGATAACAGTACAGAAACCATAGCTATACTTGAGATGCTCAAGCATGACATCATTAGGAGAATGTCTACATGACATTATCACACTCATTCTCGTCTATTAAAATGTACGAGAACTGCCCGAAGAGATATTATCATCAGAGGGTAACGAAGGAAGTAAAGGATACAGGTAGTGATGCCACTATATATGGTGAGCGAATACACGAAGCATTGGAACATCGCTTAGCAGATAAGGTTGAACTACCTACTGAATCAGAAGCCTATGAACCTCTATGTAAAAGCATAGAGGACATGGGTGGAACTTTACAAGTAGAGCAGAAACTTACACTAACTGAAAACCTTACACCAACAACTTGGTGGGAGAAGGACGCTTGGCTACGATCCATACTTGACGTCTTGATTTTGTTTGATGACAAGGCAATCGTTATGGATTGGAAGACAGGTAAACGTAGACCCGACTTCTCACAGCTAGAGATGTTTGCGTTGCAGGTGTTCAGCCACTACCCCAATATTAAAAAAGTACAGTCAACTTTTGTTTGGCTGAAAGATATGTCTCTAGATTCTCACACATATAAGAGAGTGGAGTCAGATGACATGTGGGTAAAGTTACTGGGTAAAACAGAACGGATTAACCAATCATTTATAAATAACAAATGGCCACCAAAACCTAGTGGTTTGTGTAGGTTTTGCCCTGCTAAAAATATTTGTGAATATTCAACTTGACATATATGTAAAGATAATTATATTATGAGTAATACCCCCGAGGGAAAAATTAAACGCAAGTTAGATAAGAAACTTAAAGAACTTGGTGTTTGGTTCTACAGTCCACAAAGTGGGCCTTTCGGTAAGGCAGGCATACCCGACAGGGTAGCCATAGTCGAGGGTAAATTTGTAGGTATAGAATGCAAGGCTGATAAAACAAAGAAGCCGACTGCATTGCAAACCAAAACAATGGAGGAGATAGAAGTGAACGGTGGCAAATGTTTTTTAGTATACAGCGAGGAGACTATACAAGAAGTTGTAGACTATATAGAGAAGGCACAGGATTGCAGAGACTTTTGGAGAGATAACAAATGATTGTTATTGAACAGGCAAAGGCTCTTGCTATCAAGCCAAAGCACCCTAATCAGATACTGCAAACTATACCTACAGCTCGCATGCTAAAGTATGAGGGAGCAGAACTTGTTGTAGCACCACACAAGCTAGACGAAGTTAAGGTATTGCGTAACCTAGGGTTCAAAGCACCATCACCAATCCTGCATTACTACGACTGGACAGGTCGTTACACACCATACGAACATCAGAGAATGACTTCTGCTTTCCTTACAATGCACAGAAAAGCATTGGTACTTAATGAGATAGGAACTGGTAAAACACAGTCAGCATTGTGGGCATCAGACTATCTTATGGAGATAGGAGAAGTTAAGAAGGTTCTAATTATATCCCCACTATCCACACTGGAAAGAGTATGGGGGGATAGCATCTTTATGAATTTCCCAAACAGAACATCAGTGACCTTGCATGGTACTAGTGCAAGAAGAAAGAAACTGCTCAAGACAGACGCAGACTTTTATATCATTAATCACGATGGCTTTAATATTATAACCGATGATGCTGTAGATATGTTTGATCTCATCATTGTCGATGAAGCCGCTGTACTTAGAAACCCATCAACGAACAGATTCAAAACGCTCAGGAAGTTTATGGACAAACACCCGAGAACACGTTTGTGGTTGATGACAGGTACACCCACCCCGAATGACCCCACCGATGCTTGGGCATTAGCAAAGCTAGTGGATAGTCCATACTGCACCAAAACATATACTGCTTTCAAAGAAGCAACAATGATGAAGATTGGTCAGTGGAGATGGATACCAAGACCCGAATCAATAGAGATAGTAAAGCACATCCTTTATCCTGCTGTTAGGTATACAAGAGATGAGTGCTTTGACTTACCCGATACTGTCTTCCAAACAAGGAAGGTAGACCTTACCCCCGAGCAGAAGAAACACTACACGATAATGCTGAAACATTTCGTAACACAGCTTGAGGAAGAAGGAACAATCACTGCTGTCAATGAAGCCGTGAAGCTACAGAAACTTGTGCAGATAAGTTGTGGTGTAGTGTACGGAGATGATGGCCGTCACATTGAAGTCGATTGTTCACCGAGAGTGAAAGTTGTTAAGGAAATTATCGAAGAGGTAGGAGGTAAGGTTATAGTTTTTGTTCCCCTTACAGGAACATTAAACATGTTGGAAAGAGAACTGTCAAAGAACTGGAGCGTAGCAGTTGTGAATGGAGAGGTATCCTCATCCAAACGTAACACTATCTTCCATGACTTTCAGAACGAAGAGAATCCACATGTACTGATTGCTCACCCTGCAACTATGGCACATGGTCTAACTCTTACCGCCGCATCCACAGTGATATGGTATGGGCCAGTGACAAGCAACGAGCAATATATTCAAGCGAATGGTCGCATTGAAAGAATAGGTAAGAAGCATGTCTCTAACGTCATACACATCGAGTCTACCGACTTGGAGTATAAGATGTACGAGAGGCTTAAAAACAAACAAAAGCTACAAGGTCTTTTACTAGACCTTATAAAAGCAGAAACGAGGTAACTATGGAACTAACTACAGATAAAGTTATTGCCACATACCTCAAGTTAAGAGGAGAGAAGGAAGCTATTGAAGCTGAGACCAAAGAAAAGGTAGCAGGTATCAAAGCTAATCTTCTTAAACTTGAAGCGTGGCTAAAAGAAAAGATGGATGCCGATGGTGAAACTTCTAAGAAGACAGCCAGTGGAACTGCATTCATAACGACTACCGACTTTGCTCAAGTAGGCGATTGGGATGCTGTGCTTTCATTCATAAAAGGGAATGAAGCATGGGATATGCTTGAGAAGAGAGTCAGTAAGACAGCAGTGCGTGGCTACATTGAAGCCAACAAAGCTGTTCCCGATGGTGTTAATTATGGCACACGAATAGATGTCAATGTTCGTAAGCCTGTGAATAAGGCAGACGACAAATGATTGCACCGAAGATATCTATCAAAGGCTCAGAGTTTCGTACAGTCAGTAGAGACGAGGAGACAACAGTAGGCACTAGTGTTGATGTTGTTATTGTCGGTGCGAATCCAAAGCTATCTAAGTCATGGTATGCTAACGAATGGTCTGAAGATAGCGAGTCTTCCACTCCCGATTGCTACTCACTTGATGGTGTACATCCAAACGAGAACAGTCATGCCAAACAAAATGACATGTGTGTTTCTTGCCCACAAAACGCTTGGGGTTCTAGGACTACACCAACAGGGAATAAGGTAAAGGCTTGTGTTGATCAAAAACGATTGGCAGTTGTCTTAGCTGATGATCCCAAAGGTGAGGCATACTTACTACAAGTTACTCCTGCGTCTCTCAAGAACTTGAATGCTTATCAAAAAGAATTGTCCATGCGTGGTATTGCACCCGAGATAGTAAGGACAAGGATAGAGTTTGATACACTAGCGGCTTTCCCGAAGTTAAGATTTAGCTTCCGTGGATTTAACAGCGATGTGAATCAAAAGCATGTCGATGAGCATTTGGGGACTAAGCAGACTAGGATTGTCACAGGAGAACTTGCTGTTGAAACAGGACAATCCACACATTCATTCGATGATTTCGGTTTCATCGAAGAGGATGGCTTTATTAACAACGAACTAGGAGGTTCAGACAATGAATAAAACTTTTACAACCGCTAAAGGGATTGCGTACTACCCTTACATCAGTGCGCCCGACACTAAGTTTGACGAGCAAGGACACTACAAAGTTAATCTTTGTTTGTCAGAAGAAGATGCTCAGCCAGTGATTGAACTAATCAAGCAGAGTGTTGTTGAAGGTATTAAGGCTTTAAAGAAAGACAAGCCTAATATGGAAATCAAGCAAGCACCTTTGCCTTTCTCTAAGGAAGTAGACGAGGATGGTAATCCAACAGGTAATGTGATTATCAAATTCAAATCTAAAGCCGCATATAAACCTGCTGTCTTTGATAGTAAGGGTAATATGATGACCAACTCTAATATCTATGGTGGGTCAGAGATCAAGGTAAACGGCTCTTGTGCTTTCTTTCACACAGCCATGATTGGTGCAGGTGTATCAATTAGACTTAGAGCAGTGCAGGTCATCCAATATGTAGAGGGTGCTAGTGGTGCTAATAAGTTTGGCTTTGATGAAGTAGACGGTTTCACCATAGAGGAAGATGTTTCTGTGAGTGTTACCGAAGAAAGCGCAGCTGCAGCAGAAGAACCAAAACCTGCTAAACCTGCCGTAGTACAAGCAATCAAACCAGTACAACAAGCTAAACCTGTGGAAGTACAGAAGCCTGTTGAAGAACCTAAAGCCGCTAAGACTGTCAGTGGGGCAGACGACTTGGCCGCAGAGATTGCACAGTTGGTAGGGGATGTAGACAATGGCTAATGTTCCGCCTCTTGATTTCAAGAAAGTGGAAGCCTTGAGAAAGCATATGCTTTTGACTACGAGCAATATGTCAGAACTTCTTGGTGTGTCTCGTATGACTTATTATGGTTGGGTTAAGGGTAACAAAATCCGTAAGAACAATGATAAGAAAGTACGAAGCACACTCAAGGAATTGCTTGATCTAATGACTGATGGGTGGCCTCAACCCGAAGTTATTGCGATGGAACAGAAGTATCGTTTTGAAAGGCTTCTTGAGGTTCTGAAGAAAACAGGGTAGTATAATATGGGGAGAGCGAAGCTCTCCCCTACAACACAGGTAGGTAATTATGAACACGCTAGAGTTTCTCAAGCGAGTCCTACCGATTGAAGGTTTTTATGTAACCACTGTCATAAACAAAGACGGAAGACGACAGGGGTTCTTTGAGTCGGTAGATGAACTTGCACAGGTATGTGAACGTTTAGACAGCACAGGTAACAACACATACTTTGCCATATCCTCGTTCCTACAAAAGGGAAACAGGAAACAAGATAATGTAAAAGCTACTAAGGTAGTAGCTATAGATGTAGATTGCGGTAATGGAAAACCATACGCTTCTTGGAAAGAAGGACTCCAAGAGTTAGGTAAGTTTGTCCACACTATGCGATTACCCAAACCGATGATTGTTTATTCGGGTAATGGACTGCATGTCTATTGGGTATTAACAGAAGAATTAGAACCACAAGAGTGGAAGCCTTTAGCTAACGCTATGAAACAGGCGGCTCTTGATAAAGACTTCAAGATAGACGCAGGACTCACAGCCAACAGTGCGTTGGTATTAAGACCTGTAGGCACACACAATCCCAAGAATGGTAATGAAGTAAAACTTTTAGTAGATGCAGAACCAGTAGAGGTTTCTGCTCTGAAACAATCTCTATCTTATTTCTATCAAGATGGGCCCGGCGGCAATGAAGGTCACACTCGTGACAACACGTTGCTCGAAAATCTTGTGTCTAAACAAGAGTTCCCGCTTGCTGTTGGTTCAATCGTAGCTACTAAGTGTAAGCAGATTGAATGGGCAGTAAATAATCAAGACAAAGTAGATGAGCCACTATGGTATGACCTTATTGGTGTAGCCGCTTTCTGTAATGATGCAGAGAAGACAGCCGTAGAGTGGAGTCAAAGACATCCTAAGTTTGATTACCAAGCTACCATAAGTAAGCTGAACCACTGGAAAGACTCAGCTAGTGGGCCAACAACTTGTGCTAAGTTTGATATCGACAGACCGAACGGATGTAGGGGATGTGTTTACAAAGGTAAGATAGGCTCACCTGCAAGACTTGGTGTGCAGTATCAAGAAGCACCACTATCAGCAGAAGCACCCGACTCACAAGCTAATCAGATACCAATACCAAAGCCATTCAAGCGAACCAAAGATGGTATAAAAGTTACCATAGATGACACTGATATTGATGTATGTAAGTTCGATATCTACCCTGTGTCCTATGGGTTCGATGAATCATTAGGGTATGAAACAGTTAGATACCACTGGAATAGACCTCACATGGGGTGGCAAGACCTTGTGCTACGACAGGCATATCTAACAGAAGGCAATCGTGAGTTCGCTACAGCTATAGCAGATCAAGGGATTGTATTATATAACAAAAGACAAACGGAGTATTTTCAACTTATGTTAAGAACATATATGGATGAGTTGAGGCAAATCCGTACTATGACTAACCTCTACTCGACTATGGGTTGGAAAGAAAAGAATACGGCATTTGTCTTGGGCGATACACTACTGAAGCGAACAGCAGATGGAGTGACAGAAGAATCAATAAGCCTTGCATCGGGTATACAGAAGCAGGGAGCAGACCTATACACACGCAAAGGTGATGTAGAACAATGGGTCAATCTAACCTCAGTGTTAGAGAAAGCAGACTTGAAGTCACATATGTTTGTTTTGGGTGTAGGATTTTCAGCACCACTATATAACTTCACAGGGCTGAAGGGATTGACTGTATCTCTCTATGGCCCAACTGGTGGTGGTAAAACACTGGCACAATACTGGGCGCAGTCTATCTATGGTAATCCCGACAAGCTACACTTTGCGGCTAAGTACACACAGAACAGCTTGTTTTCACGTTTAGGAACTTACGCTAACCTGCCGCTGACAATAGACGAAGTAACTATGATGAACGATAAAGAGGTCGGTGACTTCTGTTATTGGGTATCACAGGGTAGAGATAAAGCTAGACTGAATCGTAACGCTGAAGAACGTGATGCAAAGACATGGGCAACACCTGTCATAGTATCCACCAACAAGTCTCTACAAAGTAAACTGATTGCATCTGGTCTGGATACAGACGCACAGATGGCTAGGTTACTAGAACTTACTGTGCCATCTTCTGCTTTATTTACTCGAGGTTCTGAAGCAGGTCGTAAAATATATCAAGCTATTCATACCCATTATGGACATGTAGGCAGACAGTATATCATAAACTTGTTGTCAATGGGTGAAGAAGGAATCCAGTCTGCTATAGCTGAAGCATCAGATAACTTCCACAAGAAGTACAAAGCTAAGTTTAGTGGTGAAGAAAGATACTGGGAGCAGTCTATTATACTGGCTGATCTAGGTATGAAACTAGCTAGCGAGTGGGGATTGATTAAGTTTGATTACACACAAGCTACCGAGTGGGTACTGGCACAGATAGGTGCTATCCGTAGGACAGTACAAGAGAACCAAGTTGATTGCTTTGATCTTGTTGCTGAGTATATGGCTGACTGTGCTGATACATCTGTAACTGTTATGCACACTGTAGGACAAAAACCACAACCCGACTTTGCTAGAATACCAAGGGGTGACATACGAATCAGATTGGATGTATTCAGAAAATCACCTGCCGATGTCTTTGATAAAGGCACAATGATGATTGACCGTACTCACTTCCGTAAATGGTTGTCTGTGCGGGGCGCTGATTACAAGTCATTCAAACAGGAACTTGTTGAGGAGAATGCAATAGCTACACCTCGATCAGAGAAAGCATCACTAGGTAAAGATACTCCGATCAAACTAGCACAAAGCTACGTCATAGGATTTAATCTAACCCATCCAAGATTCCAAAGTCTGCTTGAGAACGCAGATGTGGCGGCTGACGATATGGCATACGGACAGCTACAGGTAGTTAAGGAAGATTAGTTTAACTCTACTCCGTAGATTTCTAGCAACTCATCTACTGTTGGCCTTAGAGTCTTAGGTGCAAACTTTCTGTATCTGTTAATACTGTTTTTCTTAGCAGACTTATAAGACTTGTTTGCAGACTGAGTAAAGTTCTTAAAGTAAAACTCTGAGTCTCTACCAACATCTTTGTTCCACTCACGAACAAAGTTTAGAATCCTACGCATCTCGCCTCTATCATTCTCAAGTCTAGCTTTGATGTAAGCCTGTCGGTAATGAGCCTTCAAGTCTTGTACATAAGCTTGGGTCTGCTTTGTCATCCTAATGATATCGTTCTGCACCATAACTTGATATGGATAGAAACCCATCATTCTAAATACAGATGTTGCAATACCCACTTCATTATCTAGAACAGTTCCATCTGCTCTAGTAATCTTACCATCATGTAGGTAAGTCATACCATCTACCAAACCTCTTACAGCAGATGATGGTACATCTCTGAGTATGTCAGTGAAACGTGTTGTGTCGTCTTTGAGTCCTACAGTCTCAGCTCCATACCTAACAAGCTGTGAACCTGTACCAATCAAACCTGCCATACCACTAAACACTGGCCCGAAGAAGTTCTCAGCTTCTCGCCAATACTCTCCAGCGTGACTCTTTGCTTTGAACATACCAGTCAATGGAATCAAATCACCGAAGCCAAGCCTTGTAGAGATTGTTGCTCCTGTTAGCGTGTCAAGAACTCCTCGCATGAATATCGGTGATGACCCGGGGATGAAAGCATCAGCAAGCCGTGCAGCTTCTTCCTCTACGCTCTTCATTCTAATACCAAACTTCTGAGCAAGAGTATCAATCAAGTCCATCAAATCATCAGCAAATGGAAGTCCTTTCATACCCGACATAAAGAACAACATAGCCAACATAGCAAGCCTACCTTTAGGGGGCAGACCTTTCATCAACTGTACACTGACAATAACAAACTGCTTATACATGAAAATATATTGTGCTACGTTTCCTCTAGCCATCTCGGGTCTGTTATACATTGCGTATTCACCCTGTGATGTATTCACTGCTTTCGTTGCAAACTCTTTTGCACGAAGCTCGACCTCGGCCTGCTGCTCTGCCGGAAGGTTAGAGATATTAGTTCCAAACTGGTTGTCAGCTAGGATTCGTTCTCGCTCCAGTCTGTAAGCTGCAAGGAATGTAGTACGTCTGTTGAGCTGTTCTGTGTAAGAAAACGCAGACATCCATACTTTAATTGCACCATTATAACTGTTGCTAGCTCTACCACCTCTAGATGTACCTACAAGTGCATTGAACTGTGCAGCCTGCAGCACACCAGCGGCTGTGGCATCATACAAAGCATTAGCTTCGTCTGGTGATAGATTATGTTTTTGACGTAGACGCTCTGCTTCAGCTTCTAAAGTTGGGTCTTTAGTAGGATTAGCTACTCTAACCATATAGTCATAGTTAGATAACTCAGGTCGCCAAGCGTTTATTGAAGATTGAGTCATAGCTGCAGCGGATTTACCTAATCCAAAGCCGCCACCATAACCTCTGTTTTGGTTGTATGTACCAAGGTAAGGTATGGCATGAGTTACCATAGACATCATGTTTACTGCAGCAGTGGCTATAGAACCACCAAGCTGTAGAAGAACTGCATATAGTTTAAACCTAGAACCTACTTCACCAGACAGAATATCTTCTGTTGAGTCTTGAAGGCTAGCTGCATCTGCATAGAACTGAAGTAGTTTCTTAGCTTCTTCTCTATAATCTTCACCACGGCCTTCGTTAGGGATGGCATTACCATCTCTGTCTTTAGCTTCAACAGCACCTTGGTCAGCAGAATGACTATACTGATACGCATAAGCATCATATGCTTTTCTAGCTGCTTCTCTTTGTGCTTCTGTACCTTGTGTTGTAGCCGCTTCTAGTCGTGCTAGTTTATCAGGATCACCTCTAAACTTAGCATCGTCTGCCATAATATCGTTTAGCTGCCATGAGTAAGTAACTTTACCTGCTACATGAGCCTGTGTTTCTAGGTGTTCTGCAACACTCCTGACAACATCTCTATCCCAACCGGGGTTACCTGTTCTCTGCAAACTTCTTCGTGCAGTAGACTGAACACTAGTAAGAGCTGTAATAACACGCTGTCGTTCTTGTGGTGTAAGACCAATATCTAAACGCTGAACAACACTCATAAACTCTGTGAGATTCATAGAGTTAGTAAGTGGCTGTGACTGTCTAGCTTTAGATACCTGAGCTTGGAATCGTACATTACGAACCTGCCCATCTTTATCACGCATCTGATATACAATCTGATTAGAACCGTCAGAAACAATATCTTGAAGTCCTGTTGCTATATCTTTTGCATCTTGTTCAGCAGCAGCTTGGAAGAATGGTATAGCACCAGCGTATGTTTCTTCTAGTTGAACTGCTTGTCCTGTGTTTGCATCATAAGCCTGCATACGAACTTGCCACTTACCTCGTCTGGTAAATGGTACATACCCTGTAACAAGGGTACGTCTTGCATTAAAGTCTGCATTAACAGCTCTTTGATCTAACAAGAACAAGTTCTGAATAGCATTAGTTACATTATAAGAAGTATTCTCACTGAACTGTAGATCATGCAAACGCTGGAGAGATGCAATAATATCTGCATACCTGTCACCTTGGAATGGTGCGGTATTATCAGTACCAGCCAACCAGTCGTTTACTTTTTCTTGTTTATGTAAAGCTCTGTTGATTGCAGCAAGGAATTGGCTAGCCTTATCAATAGATGTTTGGATCGGCCCATCTACTGTAGCGTCTTCCATATAAAGGTTAGAGTATTCCTCAATAATTCTTTCAAATATTTGTATGTCTGCTTCTGTAGGTCTTGCCCCACCTTGACCAACATAGTCAGCAAAGTTTTCCAACGCTTGCTGTCGTTGACCTATAACTGCAGCCATGTTTGCTTCAAGCACATCAATAGCAGCCTGTGCTACTGCGGCTCTGTTTTCAGTATAAATACGCCATGTATTATCAGTAACAGTAAACTGTTGAAACTTTTCTTCTCCGTTGCTCAGTGTAACAGTAAAACCTGCCTCAAACTCTTCACGAGATACCAGACCCAACTGCTCTAGTTGTTCACGAACTTGTGGGTTTATCTGTGGATTACCTGCATCCATACCCTGCATAAGTGTATCAAGGGCTTGGATAGATTGATCAGTGTTTTGATTTGCTTTTAGCAATGCACCATACGCAAGCATTTCACCTGCTTGTTCTAGCTCAACTTTACTTGGGCCTTTACCTACCCCAAACCAATCGGGGGTGTGAGTAAATGCTGTAAGTCTTTCATACTCAGACATATAACGTCTTGTCTTACCAGCTTGCTGCTGGAAGATTTTGAAGATCATAGATAGACCTTCACTACGTTGTGCTTTGTTATCCAGTGTTTGAACAGCCTCAGCCATTTCACCAAAGAATCTACTTAGAGACTTTCCTTTGCCTCGTGGTAGATTTCTTACCAGCTCGTTTACACTGTCAAATCCACCGAATCTGCCTGCTCTACGATTAAGAGCGTCAGCTTGAAAGAAGTTAGTAGCATGATCAGCTCGTACATCTTCGATTTGGAATCGACCGTATTCGCTTTCAGCCTGTAGTTCTTTTAGGTTGAGAGCTAACTGTTGCGCACCTACAACACCTCTGCCACCTGAGCGTAAGTTCCTACGAGATTGATTCAAGAAGTACCGGGTAAGATCAGGATCGCCAACAGCTATCCAATTGCCTAACCCAATAGTATCAAGCACAGCCTGAATAACGTTTTTGAGCCTATCAATCATACGGACATCAAGAGAAGCAGCTCGTTCAGCAAGTACTTCTTCAACAGCTTCTAGCAAATCCATCCGTGGGTTGGCTCTACGCAGTATATCTGCTGCAGCCCTTACATGACCATCAGTCCTGTATATTTCACGAAAGATAGAATTTAGTCTGCTACGAGGCATAAAGGCACGGAAACCAAAGTGGCCTAGTGCTTCGTGTGCAACAGTCATCCGTATTTGTTCTTTAGTGTGTGCATAATCACTAAAGATAATAACTTGGTCACCAACAGAATAACCAACGGCTTCTACTGTATCAAAGTCACCAAGTGGTCTACCTGCTTTAGCACGATTATAAAGCTCTGGGTTTGTTCTAGCCAGCTCTTGTACATTAGCTACGATAGTA